TTGCAACAGGAACAAACTAAAGTAGATATGATAAATTCTTTGAAGGAATATTATAATGCAAACAACACAGTATCAAGTTATCTTTACGCTAAGAAAAAATTGAAGCCATCTTATAGCCAAATAGTAAAAACATTTGGGACATGGAATAGTGCTTTAATAGCTTCTGGACTCCAACCTATGAAAAAAGACAGAGATCCCGATACACCAAGATTGACTAAAGAGGAGATTCTTCAAATTCTGCAAAAGTACATAGCAAAAGATTTCTACATGATGTTTCCAACATTCTATAAAGAAGCAAATGTTCACCCAACTGTAGATACTGTTACATATCATTTTGGTAATTGGAAGAATGCTATGGTTGCAATTGGGATTGATGCTTATAACAAAGGACTTCAGAGTAAGACAGAAGAACGCTATTATCTTGCAGAAGACTTGGTGAACGAAGCAAAGAAAAAGTGGAATAAATAGACGATTCAGTTCGGATAAAATATGTTACTCCAATCAGACTACTTCAACTATTAATTTGCAATCAAAAGATTGAAATATCTAAAATAGGATGTAGAAGAGGTGATTCCATGAAACCCTACACTAAAGCTGAGCCAAGTGGCTCAATCGATGAATATGGCTTCAATAATGAATACGACTATCAAATCTCTACTGAAATCCATGCTTGGGAATACTCTGACGAAAATTTTGATATTGTTGCTGAAGTTTTTGGCGGTATACGTGGTACTAGGGCAAGAGTATGGATCGAGTATAATGATCCTGCTATAAAGGATAATCCCTATATTAAAGCAGCGATCGAAGAGGGTATGCAGATTATACGCAAGGATTTGGATGATCAATTGAGGGAACAACTGTATTGATCTCGGTTTAGAATAATAGTCATGGCTTATATTACATAAGAAGAGCCGTTTCCTTTGGGAAGTCGGCTCTTTTGCTAAATTAGGATTTACTACTAATAGTTACCTGTATAATATTACTCCTGATGTTGATACAATAATATAGATGTGGAAATATATGGATTTAAATTTCTATGTATTTTTCATATTTTGCTTTTAAAAAAATCATCGAGGAGACGACAACATGAATGGAAAAGAGAACGAAGAGGAAGATGTAATTGTAGAAGTATTACCATCAGGGGTTAAAATGGTTTTAATCGGAACACCGTCTGTTGAAAACTGCAAAGATTTTATCAAAATACTATTAAAAGCTAGTAGAAAAGCAATGGAATCGGAAAAAGATTGAAACAATCACGAAGAGATAATTGCTACTTTAGACGAGATGTCTAATATCTAATAAAAATCTCCTCTAGCGATGAGCTATTGGAGATTTTTTTGTACAAATCTAGATATTTTACATTCAAAAGGAATGATTGGAACAAGTAAATTTCGAAGACGAACGATAGTTTTCTTATCTAGTACCACTATTATCTTCTTGTTCCTTTTTATCACGAACAATACGGTTAACGATATAGCTTGTCGTTCTCTCCTCTGATTCTGCCTTTTCCTTTAACCAATCAACTAAATCTGGTTCAAAATATATACTCTCCGCTTTCTTTTTGTCAGGGTTTTTTGGTCTAGCCATTTATTAGTCCCTCCTTGCTATTCTGCATCTGATTACAATATAGCACATTTTCGCATAGTTGAAAAATTTAAAAAAAGTTTAGCAGTGTATTGCAATGTGTAAAACGGTGTGATATATTTAAATCGCAGCAAGGACAACTATACACAAAGCACCTTGAAAATAGAATAGCTATTCACCAGAAATAACAGTCTAAACATTTTCCATGCAGCTCCGCAAAGCGCATGTTGATATATAGCACAACAAATTAGGAGGCAACAACAATGAGTAAATCAGTCGTCAAACGTATACGGTACTACAGCCGTAAAGCCAATCAATACTCAGCAGCTCGCTATGATGTGTTTATGCGCCGTACAGATAAAACTATACCAGCAACTAGACTAGAGCGCTTAAATAGATACAAGGCTATGCTAAATCAAATTATAGCCAGTGAAAATAACCAATAAGCTGGAGATACCAGATGAGGCACTAGGAGGAATTACATATGTCAAATCAATTCGTATTATCACAAACACCGTTCACAACACTGCTCGAATCATGGGAGACCAACGTTTCTGACTTTCTGACATTCATGATCACAGCTTGCGGCGTTAAAGAAGAATCTGATACATTTCAGGTTCTTCAAGCGAACATCAAAAGTGAAAAGGACATCGAGAAGTTTGTAGAGTTTTTTGATGGCAATCTTGACAACATCAAGAACACTACAAGATTATATCAAGAGTCTTTAGTTCATTAAGTCGTTTGGGCGACTTTCTAAAAAAAGTGCATTAAGCCCAAAGCGTTGGCAGCTCTATATAGGGCTGCTAGGTTGCAATCAAATTGCTAATTGGAGGATAACCATAATGGCGAATATTTTGGGGTATATGTTTTTCAGTAGTTTGGAGTATCTTGCATTTATACTACTAGTTTTCTCAGTTTTTACATTTAGACCTGAAAGATACATGCTAATCATCACGCTCTTAACGATCTTAACCACAATACTCTCATACTTCATGACAATTACAGACCTCTATAAAATAATTCCCATACCCATCATTGTTGCTCCAATTCTGGCATTCGTTTTAAATCGTATATTCCATGATAAATATACATATTGTCTTGTTGCCACAATTGGAGGGCTTGTCATATATGGCCTCATTCAGGGAATTGTAATCAAGCTTGCGAATAGTGTTAACCTGCCTATCGACATAAATGATCCTTATGGCTTAACCACATACTTCATACAATCAATTTGTGCTGTTATAGGTATATCAGTGTCGGTGTATACATGCTTTACTCACTCTGGTTTCGGCTTCAGTTTTTATAGACTTTCAAACAGGAGATTCGTCCTCTTATCGGTATGTATGTTGCTAATATGCTCTATAGCATATGTTACTTCAGTAAACGTACATTCATCGACAACTTTCATGACGGCCATATGTGCCATGATTATTGGAACTTTGATAATAATGTTTTTATCATATCAACAAGATCAAATAGAGTTTTCATAATTTACATTAATTCTATACTGGGGGTGATTAAATGGAAAAGAAGCATATTGCTGCAATTGTTCTGACAGCGATTTTGGCTGTACCAGCAGTTTTTACAGCTAAATTGTGGTGGTTTTGTGATCCGCAAAAGTAGTACAAACATTATGAGCGCATCTAATTGGTGCGCTCCAATCTCATGAAGGAGGAATTTGCTTTGGTAAAAGGATTCGTTCGATTATTTACAGGTCGTCATAACATTGATATTAATAAGGAGATTTGCGGTTTAGTTAAATCGAACAATTCAATGATTTATCTGCCGCTAGGGGTAAATGATTTTGAACCAGTTGCAGTCAATAAGATTGCTTATGTAGAGGGATTTAGCAGCCATATAAATATTGTTGTGATTGATGGTAAGCGATATGATAGCAATCTTCAATTTAAAGAAATGCACGATTTTTTGGATAATTGCAGAAGGGAATTTAGATTGGTGGATAAAAAGATAATTGCCAATATAAATCTGATACAATCATTCGATGTTTACATGCAGCGAGTATATTTTAACTCTAACCTACATGTAACTATAAGAGGGACGGCAATGAGACGAATAAAGAGTGAATTAAGCCATTTAGAGGATATCGGTAATAAGTTTGAATATGCACCAGTTCGAGGAAGATAAAACAGGGTAATTTAACGTAAAAGATTCTGCTGGTCAAATTGACAAATAGGTGAGTGCTGTCTATATATAGAGTAAGCAGACAAAATAAGAAGCCACTAAAAATAGTGACTGAAATTTATTTTTTAGATTCGTCTAAAACTATTGCTTTTTCCATTTCGAAAATGATACATTACAAATAGACACAAGTGTTTCATTGCGTCTGTATATTTTCCTATTCTATTTTTGGGGTGATGCCTATGCTTGTGCATGTCTAGCTTTATTGAAACTTCACACATATGAAGTATTATAATCAAATATACATCACGAGATTGCGAATGTCAAACAAAAAGTAGATGAATATCAGGAGGAATACTTTGAATCAAGATAGGCTCTTTATTTCACAATTATCAGAATTTAAATCGTTCGAACCATTTTTATTGAAGAAATACATACCAGATGGAGTCATTAACAATCTTCATTCACAAACGTTTATTGACATAATAAACACCATCATTCGATTTATCAATGATGCAAAATATAATATTGAAACAGAAAATAAGTTGAGCATAAGGCAAGTCACTAACAGCATAATGGGTGGGGGCAAGTCTACAGCACTTCAAATAGTCAGCAAGATGATGCTTGAACAAAGTGATGTCCCATTGTTGTTGGTTTTCAACAAAGAAAAATCAATGGAAAACGTGTTAGAACCTGTGGCAGAGTATGCTAGATCAAAAGGCATGGAAAACGGAGTAAAAATGATTACGAGTAGGAACTACGATGATTACAAAGACAATATTCATCAATATAAGGTCGTAGGGATTACACAACAGAGACTTCGAGATATAGCAACTGGAAGCGGTGATTATTCAGTATTCCATTCATACCATGTCGATGCTTCTGTAGGCTGGAGCTACACCACAGAACGTATCGTAATTGTTGATGAAATGCCGATCTTCTTCGACTCAGAAATATTCGATATAGGTGAATTTAATAACAGTGTCGATTGGTTTAATGAAGGCATGGAATTAATTGATGAAAGTAAAATGTCAAGAAAGGATATTCAAAGAGCACGATTGGTTATCAATAACATATTTGCTTTAGAGATGTTGGAAGCAACCGATAACGATGTTACGTCAATCTCGACTAGGAAACTTGGAAGATCCATTGAGGGAAGTCCACAATATGATGTAGTTTTAGCTGCAATAAATCAGTTTAAAGAAATCACACTCACACCAAAATCACATAGAAGGTTTACATGGTTTCAAAAATTATTCTTCTCGGACTCAGTAGGTGTAATAAATCGTGATGGTAAGATGACAAATATCTATTGCAGTAAGTTCATTGATTACAAGCAGTTCGGACATATGCTAATTCTGGATGGTACCAGCAGCATAGTTAATATCTTCTATGATCATGGTAAATTCGAATACATACATAATACCAATTATCATAACTACAAAGACAGATTGAAAATTTACTTTGTTGATGTTAGCACTTCAAAGGAAAGTCGTAAGAAAGATGATACTCATTTAAGAGTTACTGAATCATTATTAGAGTTTAAAAAAATTGGAGAAAAATCAAACTTGAAAATCCTGGCCTTACCATTGAAAGGAGATATTCAGAAATACGTTGAGAACGGTGTGATCAATGAAAGTGAACGTCAGAAATATTTTACTAACAAAGTTGACTCCGAATCAAATACAGCCATATCCTTACTTAACTCCACTGGCGACAACGACATTAATAAGTATGATGGAATTGCTTTACTGTCCCTTCCTGTACGCCACCCTTCATATTACAAACTACAAGCTATTGGACTGCATGGAACATCTATAGATATATCATTAAAGCAGGGTAAACCAAAGAAGGATAGTCTTGAATGGTTCAGTGATGAGAAGGTACAAAAAGTGTATGAGTCGCTGGTATTAATGGATTTGAGTCAAATCATACATAGAACAAGGTTAAGAAATATGTCTGACAACAGCAAAGCGTTCGTATTCATTTACACAAACAAACTAGGCTGGCTCGAATGTTTGAAGATGCACTACAAACTACCAGATTCGAGCATAGCAATATATAGCCTTAAGGATGAAACTGAGCTTAGAGTTAAGGTGAAGGAACGATTACAAAGCATCCAGAACAAATTGAAAGACCTAGATAAGTTTAAAAAGCATAGTATAGGCAAAATTGATGTTCGTTTTAAAAAGTGGATCAATGAATATTGGGATGATAAACATCATCAGAAAATAATCATAGAAGAGTTTGAACGAATCAACTGGAATGTTTTTATTGATGATAACGGATGGAAATACATAAAGCATAAATAATTAAAAAGTGGCGGAAATTTATTCTATATATATAGTAATAGTCGGTCACTTTTATATCATCATAATCCAAGTTTAATCTTGGGGGTGCTATATCAATTCGCACAGTTATTTTCCTTTGCTATCGCAAAGCAAAACCAACCGTGACTCCAGCCGCACCACCCCCAAACCCCCTCACGGCATGTTATTAATTCTTGAGCATTCGAAATCTCTTATCAACGACATACCAACGGTTTTTTTGGTAGGGCGAACCAAAGAAACACGATCTTTGTTTCTGCGGTAGGCACTTGAACTAAGATTTATTCACGTCATACATAAAACGAAAATATGAATATTAGGAGGAATTAAATGAAACTTAATCTACACCAAATTTATAAAATCAATTCAACGGTATTTGCTAAGCAAGAATGGAATCTTACACTTAATCGTCAAGATGCAGCAAATAATCAGCAAATCATATATCTAGCCCAATCCCAAGCTATAGATTTTGTTATAGAGATTAGCGGAACTAAGGACAAATTCATTGATGACATTATTGAAATCGTCTTCGATAATAAATCACATTTTGATCGTGCGAATAAAGGTTTCATATTCAATGGTGTTACATTTCAGTATTTAGTCACAACAACAAATGGTGGTAAAGAGTCAACTAGTATTTATGCTTCAGACAAGGTTCATGCTGAATTGTTTAGACGGATAGAAAATGATAGGAATAAAGATATTGAGATAGTTCCAGCAAAACTTGAAGCTTATCGAGCATTAACATTTAGTAGTAGTGTTCCTGTTCCCATGCCAGCAGGCGTAATCGTTGTTCCAGATGCTTATATGGATGTGATTGAGGATGTTACATTCATAACTGATACTAGTGGCGAACCTACAATTGAGACGAGACGTAATCATAAGGTCACTAATAACATCTCCGATGGATTCGGTCTAATCTCTCCTACTTTTGCGGCTAAATGGAGTGAGCATCTTGGGCTGGGATATACAAGTGGAGGTTATCAAATCAGAGGTAGTTTTTTGAAGGGTATGCTTTATACGTTCGACTTTCATAAATTTGCACGAGATGTTGCCAAGGATAATAAAGTATCAAGTGTATGGTCTGACGATTTACATAACGATTTACATAACATTTATGAGGCAGATATCTTACTGACTGAATCCATGCTTAAACTGTGGTCTAGTTATACATCGTGGGATGATTATATGGCTAAGTCTATAGTCAATGGATACGGTATGAGAGTTGCCAAAGTAGCACCTGAATATTTGGATGAGCAAAGAGACACCAATTATCAATTTATACAACCCCTTCATTTGTCAGATGACGATATTGTTGAATTGATACAACCAACAATAAATGAAATTAAGGATGTACAAGGTAGAGACTGGCGAAAAAGTATTATGTATCTGAATGGCGAGGGTACCACTTTAGATAATTTTGACCATGAACATAGTGACATATCGAAGGCTTTAAAAGTCGAACCTAATATGATTAATGATCCATTTGTTAGAGACACGATAAATAAGATGATTTCAAAGAGGATCAACGGTGCGAAGATGGGAGAACTCAGGATTGAATCAAATTTTAGTTTAGTAAGTGGCGATCCTTATGTATTATGTCAATCAATATTTAAGCAGAAAGCTACAGGATTGCTCAAGGCTGGTCAACTTTACAGTGAGCATTGGCATAGCAGAAATAAGGAGAAAGTTGCTGTATTCCGTGCACCAATGGTTGCAGAGGCATCGATTCGAGTATTAGATGTTGTATCTGATAAAGAAATGACGGAATGGTATAAACATATGGGAGCAATTACAATATTCAATTGTCATGATAATACGCTGTTAGCACTTAATACTTGTGATATGGATGGCGATTTATGCTACACCACACCAAACCCAGTAATCCTTCGTAATGTGCGTAAACTGCAAACAATTGTATGCGAGAGTAAGTCTGCCAAAAAAGATAAGGTAACTCAATCACAAGTATTCAAGAGTGTTAAAGCGTCATTCGGCAACAAGATTGGCAGTATAACAAATATGGCAAGTAGCATGACTGATTTGAGAGAGCAGTTTCCAACAGATAGTGAAGAATATGCTACATTGACGGATAGGATTCAAATGAGCCAGCTATTACAACAAAATGAAATTGATAAAGCTAAAGGGATTATCAGCAAACAAACACCGAAACAGTGGACGAATTGGAAAGCGAATAAGCCAGCATCAGAAGATGCTAGAATCGTTGCTGATAAGAAGCCATATTTCTTCATCTATCGTTATAAGCATACAATGAAAGAATGGAAGAAATTCAGAGATGAACAATTGTTTTATTGCATTTCGAATTTTGGAATGACGGTAGATCAGTTGAAAACAAAGATATCTAGAAATGAAGAGGAAACCGAGTTTCTACGTTGGTATAATATCCGCAGTCCATTAACATTTAACAAGTCCACTATGAACCGTGTTTGTTGGAAAATTGAAGAAGCATTTAAGAAGCGTAATCGAGCTACAAATGAAGAGATGGAAGATAGGGATGCATTCGATTATCGGATATTAATGTCAGATGTATGTTATACAGCAGATCAGTATAACGAAGTAGCGATGATTTACACCGAGTATAAAGAAACAACTGCCGCTTACATTCAGAGTGTAAAAGATCAGGAGAAAATCGACAAAGTAGAGAAGAAACTTATGAGAAAATTGTTTGTTGATGTTTTTAAGGAAAAGGCCATAAATGTATGCTCAGACTTTAAAGTATTGACTAACATTGTTGTCGAATTGTGTTACAAGACTGAGCATAGCAAGCAGTTTGCTTGGGATATATGTGGCGAACAGATTATCAACAACCTGCTAGATCGTAATGATAATAAGATAAACATACCGGTGAATGATAATTCGGGCGATTTTAATTGGAAGGGTAAGATTTATAGAATGAAAAAAGTTAATAAAAAGCAGGCGATGTTGGCATGAATATAATTACAGATGAGGTTGGCTTTGTGAAGAAGTCGCTGAGGGATAAGAAGGTATTGGGAGAAGAGAAGGACACGATTAGATTATTGGCTAAACATTACCTTAGTAAAAAATACGGAAAAGAAAAGACTATAGCAAAAATTCAAGATTTTATGGTTGCACATAATGGAGAATGGCTAGATATGATTAACAATATAGTGACTGATATAGAAAAGCGTGAAAATTTTACATTGCGTGTAGTGGATAAAGTAGTAGTAACAGAAGCTGAATTGAAAGCAATCCAAACACTTGAACAACTAGATCATCGAAAACTAGCGTTTACTTTGCTTGTGTATGCAAAGGTTGAATACGTGCTTAAGGCGAAAAGTGATTATTATGTTAATGCTGACTGGAAACAGATTAAAGAAGACGCTGGGATCAAGGGAAATCTTGAGGAGCATGCTATGATGCGTTTTGAGTTGAAACAATATGGGTTGACTAGTCCAGTCCGTGGATACAGCACTAAGATTAATTTTGTTAATGAGGAAAGCCCTGCAATTATCACCGTTGACGACTTCAGTGGTAAGTTTGTAGATAAATATTTGATGTGGTGTGGAGTGATTGAAAGTAAGGAATGTGCTACAGATGGCTGTGTTGAGAGAGTAAAAATGAAGAGTAATCGGAGTAAATATTGCACAGGATGTGCCAAAAAACGCATCAATGAGAAACAAAAAGAGAGGGATTTGATCGGCAAAAAATGATACAATCTTGCATTTAGACACATTGAAAAAAGTGTTGCAATATATGAGTTTTATTGGTATAATTTTAACCTTTTATAATGAGAGAGAATGAGAAAGACTCTAGGCAGATGCCGTATAATATCATTAGACTTATTCTCTCTCTGCCAGCATAGCCAGTGTAATACTGGTTACCTGTTTGCTCACTGGCATTAAATATATGGGCAAATGTTTTGAGAGTCCGCAATATATGGGTTAACATACTCTCAATTCCTCCGATAAATCCGAGCTTTTTGTTCGGATTTTGTATACTATCCCTGTGGGGATTAAAATAAATATATCTCTAGACCTATTCGTACATAGATGTTAATATACTGTTAAAAATAGGTACTGGAGGTTGTCCTATGAAATATGTACTGGTTATTACAGGCGCATTGTTTATAATTGCTGGATTAGTGTTCGGAATTAGTAAAATATCCTCATTAAGCGATATGAAAGAAGATGTGGAATTTTGGGAAAGTTCTGCAAAAACAAACTTTGATAATTATTTAATTGAAGGTCGTTACGATTCGCTTAACGCAGCATACAAAAGTGATTTAACAATGACGGTCTCATTGACTGTATCGGGAGTAATATCAGGGATATTTTTTCTTGCACTTGCTGCAATAATTGATTTGCTAAGCAAATTAAACAGAAAAGAATTCATGGTCACAGTTAATAATGAGTCAATTCAACCGCCAATTTAGGCGGTTTTTTATTTGGCCTGTCGCTGATGATAGCCCAATAACAAAATATTCATATTCGGTAACTTTGCCGAAAGGGTAATTCCTTTATCAATTATTGTATCGATGTGACATCGACACGCAACGTTAGGGAGTAGTGAATGCTGCTCCCTTTTTTGTTGCCCAAAACAATAAAACGAGAAAAGGATAAGGTGAAGTGGAGAAGATGAGTAATGTATTGTCAAAGTTTGAACAGGAATTTGGATTAACAGTAAATAATGAAGGTAAGATTGTAACAAGTAGTTTGAAGGTAGCCGAATACTATGGGAAAGAACATAAAGATGTCCTTGAGAAAATCAGAAAGTTCATTGATTTAATTCCCGAATTAGGACAGCGGAATTTTTCGCCGTCATCATATCTTAATAAGCAGAGAAAACGACAACCTATATTTACAATGGATCGCCAAGGCTTTTCAATGCTCGTTAATAAGTTCACTGGTGATGAAGCTACATTATTTACATATCGTTACACTAAAGCATTTGAGGAAATGGCTGAGGAATTAGCGGAAAAGCGTGAGTATGTTCAAGCAATTACAGATAAGGTTATTAAAGATAAAGTATTAACATTGGATGATCTCAATGCTATTCGATTTAGCACAGGGCGAACGATTAAAACGTTTGCTAATGCAGACATGAAAACTATAGATGACTTGGTACATGACTTTAATGAATATGTAGCCAATATGGATAGCGCAACACGAATGACTCGAGCTGCTTCTGCGATTGCTGGAATTGAAAGATTACATGACCGATTAGCTCTGGATGGAGTGTCTAATATAGGGAATTGCTATAATCTTAAACAATTGATTATTGATATTAAGGATTATCGACACAAGATAGAAAACAAAAAGAATGGTGGACAAAAGGCTGCACAAACAAAGGCGATCAAAAAATTACAAATGTCTCAAGATGAGTTGGTTAAAAAAGTTAAAAATCTAACTCCTCCTGACATTAGTAAATATTTTGTTATTGATAAGCACCCATTCAGCGAGAATTATATTGTAGATGCTGATATTGTCAATGGTAAGCCAAAATTAATTAAGCCAGAAGTATATCGTCAATGGCAAAAAGAGTTTCCAACGTGGCAATTACCAAATAAAGAGGATATTAATATTGATTGGTCTAAACCGATTATCAGTTATCTAAGATATGTACATCAAGATACTTTTGATATGTCGAATTTTGATAAAAGCTTCCACGACTTTATATTTGCTTACTACAATGAGAACGACCGATACATCAGACATAACGACCATGCCACAATGGAATTTTGTAATCATAAATCCGAAGGCAAAATATATTGGTTGCTTCGTAATATTTAGAATTTTACATAGGTTTTAAAATTAACTAATACATAAACATTCGAGAGCATCCTTCGAGGTGCTCTCTTTTTGCTATGAGGTGATACAGATTAAATATACAGTAGACGATTACGGAATTGTTGAATTTTTAGAGGAAGAAGGAGGGTATATACATGTTAAAAATATCAAAAAATCAAGCACTAACCGACATCGTAAGCGAATCAAATCCAATTACAACTGAGCATCCAATAACAGGATCGGCTGTTACAGTAAGACTTTGGCTGTTCAATAGCGATGCTATTAGAAGATTTGAGGATATTGTGATAACGCCAAATGACACTACAGGTACAAGCGAGGCTTCTTGGGTCAGCTTGGCTCCTGACGTTAGTGGAGCAGCTGGAACATTTGCTTCATCGTTAAGTATGGCTGACATAGCTGATAATAGTGTTGGAAAGCCATTTTGGGTGAAGGTGACAACTTCTTCTGTTGCTGATGTGGTAAATAAGAGCGATATTCAACTTACAATTAGCAGCAGAAAGTATGCGGTCTAATTATGAAGTACAGTATACGAGGACAGATCAAAGTTGCAAATGGCGATGCGATTATTGCTGTTATAAATGACTATCAACTTTGGCGATTGGTAAGCGATTCGATAATTGATGAGACTGAGGCAAGTTTATTCGTGTTTGAGGCTTGGGTTAATACAGATGCTGACAAAACTAGATTATTCGATGATTTGAAGCCTTTTGTTGATGCTAACAGTGGTTCATATATCAATTGGCATTTGTGTTCGCATGATGAACAAGTTACTAAGCCATGCGAAATAATTGAGGAGCATAGGGGGTAGTATCGATGAGCTATTACCTCTTTATGGATGGTGTTGATGATAAACTTCAAACTCCAATATCAGCAAATAATTTAGTTGAGTTTGAAATGGATTTTATCATTGAAGAACATGAGTCATGGCATCGAATAGTTAACTTCGGAAATTATGGAATAAATTTCAATAGTACAACATTAAATATCCAAGTTGCTGATAGTTTCGCAGCTATATATGTTGATGGTGTGCAGGTGGTATTTAATACAGCATTTTTGACTATTGGGCAAAGGCATGTAATGCGAGGGGTATTAAAAAGTGGTTTAAATACTGGTAGTACATATTCATGGTTTTTTACAAACTCAATTGCTCAATTTTTAAAAGGCAGGATATACGACATAAAACTGTTTAGAGCAGGCAGAATATTAGCAGCTCACTATGATTTTACTTTGGGCAATGGACTAGACCAGTCTGGTAATGGCAATCATGCGATTATATCAGGTGGCACATTCATTCAGGATACGCCGAGCAGTGAGGATGTTGTTTATACATACACTTTAGAGCAGCGAATATATTCGGATATGTCTGATAATGTGTCTACTAGGCAGATTGTTTATAGTGATGTGACTAATCATTATGATATGGTTCAGCTTATTTATAGTGACATTGGTATTGAGCATCCAATTCAACAATTGGTATATGCAGATGCAGATTATAACTATCCGACAAAAGTTGTCATATATGATGACTTGAGTGTTACTTATCCAACTAAGATAATTGTATATCAAGATTCGAGTAGTCGATTTAAGATGATCCAACGATTATTTGAAGAGCAGATTGTACAATATCCGATACTAATTACGATAATCGAGATGTCAGATGGCGTTGAGTTGATTAGACGTGTGTATCTTAAAGGCTCTAAACCTCCAGTGATTATGCTGAAAGGCAAACGACAAAAAACAATAATACTGAGAGGAGGCATATAATGTGACAGCAATAAATCAAAACTTCGAGATGATTAATGGCGATTCAACTGACATTCATATTGTCATTGATGAGGATTTGACTGGTTCAATTGTTAAGTGGCTGATGCATAAAAATGGACTTGAGATAGTCAGCAAGGAATCAGGAAATGGAAATTTTGTTGAAGTTAATGAGGCTAGCGAGAGTAGTGTGATTAAAGTTAGGCTTGATTCTGCAGATACGGTAAATGTTAAGTCTGGTGTGTATAGGCATGAATGCGAGATACGGGATGTTGATGGTAATGTTAGTACGGTGACGATGGGAATAGTTAATGTTAAAAAGGGGTATATTGAGTAATTTACATGGATGACGCTTCCATATTAATGTGATACAATAAAAGAAACATATGTTCTTGTTTTGTGGAGGTGTGCAGTTTGAAAAGAGATATAGAGTTAATAATTAGACTTCTTGCAGTAATTGAAGAAAGACCAGCCGAAGACTCAGGACTCGAATTATATCTAGATGATGTTGATGATGAGCATGTGCAATATAATTTAGGACTCATGAAAGAAGCAGGTTTAATTAAAGCAATTGATGCAACATCTTCCGATGGTATACAGTACTTGCCAATAAGATTAACATGGACTGGTCATGACTTTTTGGATTCTGCAAGAAGTGAAACGGTACTAAGCAAAGCGAAAGAAGTAGCAAGTAAGCAAGGCTTGGAATTGATGAAGTTACCAATAGATATAGTAAAGAATGTATTAACAAAAGTTACTTTAGAATTATTAGTTTAATTAACTTTAGCATCCCAAGTGGATGCTTTTATTATTTTTTGGAGTGCCTTCCGATATGAGACCTATATATAAAACAAAACGATGGAAACAAAAACGAGCAAGCATATTAAGAAGAGACGAATACATGTGTCAAGAGAGTAAGCGGTATGGTATGAGTGTGTCAGCTACAACTGTACATCATATTTATCCTATTGAGTTTTATCCTGAGTTAGCTTTTGTAGATTGGAATTTGATTAGTCTATGTGAGAAGCAACATAATGCGATGCATATTAGAGATGGACATGAGATGACCGAGTTAGGCAAGCAATGGCAAGAACGAGTAAAGCATAAGTTTGAGCAATGGCAGAGAGGAAGAAATGAAGCAATCCCCCCTATGTTGCTTTAGTTGAATAAAGTATTTAGGGAACGGATAGGGTAGCCATTTCCCTCCACGCTTCATAAATTTTTGGGAAAGGAGTGATACATTGAGTGTAAAGTCAAAAGAGCAAATCAGGAAACAGACGATAAAACACATGAAATCACTTAATACATACAAAAAAGAATTCGATCAAATCATTGATATATATGCTGGGCTAGTTTATCAGTATCAATTATTCGAGCAGCAATTTATTGATTCGGGTTATCAGATAACTGAAGAGCATACCAATAAAGTAGGTGCAACGAATCAAAGGAAGGTTCCAATATTGACAGCAATGGAATGTCTTCGGAAGGACATAGCGACTTATAGCGATAGACTACAGCTCAATGCTAAAGCCCTCAAACAAGATACTCCACCTGTACCTAATGCTATTCATCAGCAAAATGAAGCTCCTAAATCAATGACTCCTGATCAATACATGCGACAAAACGGAATGATTTAAATGGATTTATCACATATTACTTCTTCTCACTTTTATGTTGCATTAGTGTATGCTGAGTCGATTGTGTCAGGCAAAAAGGTAGCGTGTAAAGAAAACAAGCAAGCTGCCCAAAGGTTCATTGATGATTTGAAGCGTGATGACTTGGATTTTAGACAGGAACAATTTGACTCTGTGATTGGTCTGATAGAAAAAACAATTACGCATCAACAAGGCGAAGACTTAAATGGTATACCACTCAGAGGAGAACCGTTAATACTTCAACCTTGGCAAAAGTTCTTTGTTGTCAATTTACTAGGCTTTTTCAAAGCTGGTACATTACTTAGACGATATCAAGAGGTGTTATGCTTCTTGCCAAGAAAACAGGGGAAGACAGCATTTGCAGCAGCACTAGGTTGGGCATTGTCAATACTCGAACGTAAAAGTGGAAGTAAGTTATACATTGTAGCAAACAGCCTAAAGCAAACAATGGAATCATTTGGCTTCCTTACATATAATGTTAAACGCTATGAAGATAAAGCAATGCGAATACGTGACAATAATCAAGAGCATTCGATTACCAAGGATTTTGGTAAGAACGAAGGCTCTTTTTATATTCAGGCACTAGCAAGTGACGAAGAGCGATTAGACTCATTAAATGCTAATCTTCTCATACTTGATGAGGTTCATAGCTGGAAATCCTCTAAGCGTTATACTTTAATGAAAAATGCTCAGAAAGCATATCGAAATAAATTGCTTATTGCTATTTCTACTGCCGGAGATCAGCCTTCAGGATTCCTTGCCAATCGCCTTGAATACTGTCGGAAAGTATTAAATGGAACAATTAACGATGATCAATACTTCATCTTTATATGCAAAGCTGACCAAGACGAAAAAGGCAATGTTACTAATTACACAGATTCAACAATATTAGAGATGGCATCTCCATCACTTGGCGTTACAGTAACATTAGATGATTTATTACGTGATGCAGAATTAGCAGCTAATGATCCGCAGACTCGCTTGGAGTTTTTTAATAAAACTCTAAATATATTTACTTCATCATTGAAGGCATACTTCGACATAAACGAGTTTAAAGCATCGAATCGTAAATATAATTGGTCACTTGCTGAGTTGGCGAAACTTCCTATCAACTGGTATGGTGGCGCTGATCTATCGAAGTTGCACGATTTAACCGCAGCATGTCTCTATGGTAGATATACAATAACTGAAAATAATCAAAAGAAGGATATTGATATTGCTATCACGCATGCTTTCTTTCCGTTGTTAAAGGCACATCAGAAAGCTAATGATGATGGTATTCCATTGTTCGGTTGGCAGGATGATGGAAATCTGACCCTCTCCAACACTGCTACAGTGCATTATGATGATATTGTTAACTGGTTTATTAATATGAGAAAACAAGGATTCAAAATTAAGAAGGTTGGGTTTGATATTAAGTTTGGGCGAGAGTTCTATAACAAAATGAAGCAGAGTGGCTTTAGTATCGATAATCAACCACAGTATTTTCATCGTAAATCGGAAGGGTTTAGACGAATCGAAGTCAAGACGAAAAACGAAGAGTTTTATTATGTTAGCAATCAAGCTTATGAGTATTGTATTCAGAATGTGAGAGCCATTGAGAAGACAGATGACATGATTCAATACGAGAAGGTTGAAGATGATAAGCGCATCGATTTATTTGATGCGTCTGTTTTTGCTGCTTGCCAGATGCTTGAAGATATGGCTACATCACGACAAGTGGGCAATTGGCTCAATGGCAATAAGGGAGGAGGTGAGACATGACAACAAAGGCAAAACCAAAACAGCAAAAAAGATCAGAGCAAGCTAATGTAGGGTTTTTACTATCGCCTGAAGCTTTCGATACACTATGCGTAACTGGATATTCTCGGCTCTCTGACAATCCTGAAGTCAAGATGGCAGTACATAAGATTGCCGATCTCATCAGTAGTATGACTATACACTTGATGCAAAATACAGACAAAGGTGATGTGAGAGTTCGTAATCAATTATCACGAAAAATTGATATAGAGCCATATTCGTTAATGACTCGGAAGACTTGGATGTATAACATTGTCAATACCATGTTCACCACTGGCGATGGAAACTGTGTTATTTATCCTCAATTCAAAGATGGCTTAATTAATGAATTAATACCGCTGAAAGCCAATGAGGTTAGCTTTAATGATACCGATTATAGCTATCAGATTAGATACAGAGATAATCTCTACGATCATAACGAAGTATTGCACTTTGCGATGAATCCCGATCCTGACAGACCATGGATAGGAACAGGCTATAGGGTTGCATTGAAAGATATCATACATAATCTAAAGCAGGCAACAGCTACCAAAAAGAGTTTTATGAGTGGCAAGTATATGCCTAGCCTTATTGTGAAAGTTGATGCCCAGACAGCGGAGTTATCAAGCGAAGAAGGTAGAGACAAGGTATATGATATGTACCTAAAAAAATCTGAAGCGGGGCAACCTTGGATTATTCCAGCGGAAATGTTAGAAGTACAAGAGGTTAGACCATTATCACTAAACGATTTAGCAATCAACGAAGCAGTACAACTGGATAAACGAACAGTTGCTGGACTCATAGGAGTGCCAGCTTTTTTTGTGGGTGTTGGAGATTTCAAGAAAGACGAATACAACTCCTTTATCAATACTCGTATCTTGCCATTAGCACAAGGTATCGTTCAAGAGATGACTCGAAAATTACTCTATGCACCTGATATGTATTTCAAGTTTAACCCTCGAAGCCTATATGCTTACGATCTTAAAGAGTTGTCAGACGTTAGTTCCAATTTATATATTCGTGGGCTGATGGAAGGCAATGAAGTTCGAGACTGGATAGGTATGTCACCTAAAGAAGGATTGGATCAGCTCGTCATCCTTGAGAACTTTATACCAGCTTCTATGATGGGTGATCAAAAGAAACTCACCAAAGGAGGTGATGACGATTAACAGAAACGATAAATTAACACGAAGCCTTCAATCCGAACTTAAAACTCGCAGTGAATCTGATACTCAAGAGATTTATATAGAAGGCTACTTTGCAGTATTTAATAAGGAAACTGAGTTATGGCGAGGAGCTTATGAGGAAATTGCTTTAGGTGCTTTTGATAATACACTTAGCAATGATGTTCGAGCTTTGATTAATCATGATACTTCATTGGTACTAGGACGAAACAAGTCAGGAACGTTGGAGCTTAAAGCAGATAGTTATGGATTATGGGGACGTATTAAGGTCAATTCGAAAGATACGGATGCAGTTAATCTTTATGAGCGTGTTAAACGTGGAGACGTAGATCAATGCTCTTTCGGATTTAACATAAATAAAGAGTCTACTGATTGGCGTGATGATGGGACAGTGAAATGGACGATTGAAGAAATTGATTTACATGAAGTTTCGGTGGTCACATTTCCCGCATATGAAGCAACTGGTGTTCAAGCCAGACATGCTGAAGTAGAGCAATACAAAGCAAGACAATTAGAGCAACGAAAGCAAAAACTAAAGGAGAGATTAAATTAGATGGCAATCAAACAAATCATGCTTAATAAAAAGATTGAGCAACGTAAATCGGTGTTGACAGAGTTACTAGCCGATGAACTGGAGCTTAATACTCGTTCCGCTGAACTAGAAGTTGCGGTAGAAGAAGCACAAACAGATGAAGAAATGACGGTTCTTGAGGAAGAGGTTAATAAGCTAGACGCAGACAAAACCGAACTTGAGAGTCAAAAAAGTACACTTGAACAAGAAATCAGTGATCTGGAAGCCGAGTTAGAACAACTTAATAGCAAAGTTCCAACAAATGAAAGTCGTAACCACACAAATAACAATGAGAAAAGAGGCAATGTACATATGAATAAAATGCAAGTTCGTGAATTGATTAAAAACGGTGACTATTACAAGCGCAGCGAGGTTGTTGATTTCTATGAACAGTTTAAGAATCTTCGTGCTGTAACAGGTGGAGAACTTACAATTCCAGAGGTTGTTGTAAATCGAATCATGGACATCATGGGCGACTTTACAACGCTGTATCCACTAGTTGATAAAATCCAAGTCAAAGGTACTACTCGTATTCTAGTCGACTCTGATACTGCAGCAGCCACTTGGATTGAGCAATCCGCATCTGTTCCATCAGGTGATGTAGGTACTATTACAAACGTTGATTTTGATGGATTTAAGGTTGGTAAGGTTACATTTGTTGATAACTACTTGTTGCAAGACAGCATCATTAACCTTGATGATTATGTGACTAAAAAGATAGCTCGTGCAATTGCTAAGGCTCTTGATCTAGCAATCGTAAAGGGTACAGGTTCAGCAAATAAGCAGCCAACTGGAGTTATTCCGAGTCTACCTGCGGCTAACAAAGTGAATGTAGAAGCAAATGAAAAGCTTATTAAAAATCTTGTGAAACAAATTGGTCTAATCGACACAGGTTCTGATAGCATCGGTGAGATCGTAGCGGTTATGAAGCGTTCCACTTATTACAATCGTTTAGTCGAGTATAGTATCCAAGTAGACTCAAATGGCAATGTTGTAGGTAAGCTTCCGAACCTTAATAATCCTGATTTGCTAGGTTTGAAAGTTGTATTTAACAATAACTTGTCTAGTGATGAAGTATTGTTCGGTGACTTCCAGCAATATACGCTTGTTGAACGTGAAAATATTACTATTGATAGCTCTTCGCATGTAAAATTCAGCGAAGATCAAACAGCTTTCCGTGGCAAAGGTCGTTATGATGGTAAGCCTGTAAACGCTAAAGCTTTTGTGCTTGCTACAATTGTTGAGCCAGCATCGGGGGAGTAATAACTGCTTTCACGCTGCCTCCTGTGGTAAATGTGGAATCAATGACTAAAGTGGAGTTAATTAATTTCGCATATAGTCATGATATTCCAGTTACCACATCAATGTTGAAAGCAGATATTATTGCAACAATTAAGGGGGCGATGGGATGGATGTAACCCTTATAGTCTATTTAGTAAAAGAAAGACTTGGTATCCGATCAAGTCATAGAGATACATATATTACAGCTATCGTTAACGGCGTGATAGAGGAGTTGGAAGGTGAGAAAGGTTTGAGTCTTAATGATTCAAACTCTTATCATCTTCTTTTTATTTGTGACTATGCAGCTTGGCGTTATAAGTCGGTAAGTGAAGGGACAGAGCAGGGTAAATTAGCTATGCCGAGACATTTACAGTATCGACTACATAATTTAATGATTCATGTTGGCGGTGGTCAGCATGAGTAGTACTTATGATAATGAAGTTACATTAATATCTAAGTCTATTGTCGAGGATGAGATTGGAAATCAACTTTCCGTGCCAATAGAACAGACTGTACTTTGTTGTGAATTGTCTGTGAGTCGAAGCGAATTTTATAATGCGGCAGCAAATGGATTGAAGCCAACTAAAGTATTAAAGGTTCATCGATTCGAATACAACAACGAGACAAAAATTAAATATGAAGATATTCCTTATAAAGTCATTCGTACATATGCAGTAAACAATGAAGAGATCGAATTAACATGCGAGAAGGTGATTGGAAATGGCTAAAGTATCTGATTTAGCTAAAGAGATTGCAAAAGCTGTTTCTCAATACACAGACGATCTTAAAAAAGAAATGCACAAAGCGCAGGATGAATTGACAAAAGAAGGTGTGACATTATTACAGTCAAACAGTCCGAAGGATACAGGAGACTATGCAAAAGGTTGGAAGCGTAAAAAGACTAAACAAGGCTATGTGTTATATAACGAAGATCATTTTCGTCTAACACATTTACTTGAGTATGGTCACGTAAAACGTGGAGGAGGTCGTGTTGCTGGAAAGGTACATATTAAGCCTATCGAGCAACAATTGATTGATAAATTTGAGGCTAGAGTAGAGAAGGCGATACATACATGACATTAACGCAACTTAATACTCTGCTTAAAGCTACTGGTTATCCAGTGGCTTATTCGCATTTTGTGGGAACAGATGCCCATCCAGTACCCAATCCTCCCTATATAACTTATTTCGTTGACGAGTCTAGCAACTTCTTTGCTGACAACAGAGTATATGCCAAATCGAACTTTATCATCATTGAGCTTTATACAGACAGGAAAGATATGGTGGCAGAAGGTAAAGTGGAAGCTTTGCTGGATGAAAACGAGATTCCATATGAGTCATCGGAAACCTATATAGAGTCAGAAAATTTATTTCAAAAAATATATAATGTGAGGTTATAAAAATATGAGTGAAAATAAAGTCAGTTTTGGTTTGAAAAATGCCTATTATTCTAAATATACAATTTCTCCGACTGGTGAAGTTACATTTTTATCTCCAGTTCCGCTACCTGGTGCGGTTGAGTTAACTACTGATCCTCGTGGCGACTTGATCGAGTTTTACGCTGATGACATGCTTTATTATTCGGCTTCTAACAACCAAGGTTATGACGGTACTTTGACGATAGCAAATATTCCTCAATCATTTGCTGTAGATTGTTTGGGCGAAGAGTTCGACGAAGAGGACGGATTATTGCACGAAAATGCAGATGCTAAAGGTAGCCCATTTGCTCTACTTTTTGAGTTTGATGGTGACGTTAAAGCGACGAGACATGTGATGTACAACTGTACTGCCAACCGCCCAACAGTTGCATCTTCTACAAAAACAAACACTGCTGAGCCAAATACTAACGAATTGACTTTTGTATCTAGTCCAATTGTATTAGATGGTGTTCGCAGAGTTAAAACGAAAACTACAGGATCAACATCTGATGCTATTTATAATAATTGGTACAAGAATGTATTTCGTAAAACAGGAAGCGGGGATTAATATATGGAAAAAACGATAGTAATCGATGGTAAATCAGTAACATTTAAATCTACAGGAGCGATTCCATTGCGTTACAAGGCGCAGTTTCATCGTGACTTTTTCGCTGATCTAGTGTCGTTAGTTGGCAAAATAGATATAAACAAAATTAAAGAAGGAACTGATTTGCAGATAGAGGATATCTCGAATGTCAACTTTGAGACTTTTTATAACGTTGCGTGGACATATGCCAAAACAGCTGATAAAGATATACTGCCTCCTTTGGAGTGGTTGGATTCGTTTGATGAGTTTCCGATCTTTCAAATTCTTCCTGAGCTTCAGGACATGTTGATGAAAACGGTGCAGACTGGAAAAAAGTAACTGAGTCGCAAGAGGGTACGTCAGGTGGAGAGGTGATCTCTACCGAAACGTACCTTTTGCTTTGCAAAGAGTCAAATCTGAGTCTCGATGATATGTCATTCATGACAGTAGGCATGTGTCTCGATTACATGCATGAGTATTTTGATGTAAAACATCCGAGCAAAGATAAAAAGAGGAAAGCAACTCAAAGCGACTTCGATAGTTTTTAGGAAAGTGAGGTGATTGGTCATAGCATCAAACAAGAATATTAAAGGGATAACGATAGAGCTTAATGGCGATACAACTCAGTTAGATCGTGCGATTAAAGATGTTGTAAAAGAGTCGGTGAAGTTACAGAGCGAATTAAAAGAGGTTGAAAATTCACTCAAGTTTAACCCAGGAAACACTGAACTAATTGCCCAAAAGCAAGGACTGCTTGCAAGTCAGATTGAGGCGACTACTAAAAAACTAGATGCATTGAAGCAAGCTCAATCGCAAGTAGATGCACAGTTTAGTAGTGGTAAGATTAGTGGGGAACAGTACAGAGCGTTTCAGCGTGAGATTATCAATACCGAGTCTGCACTTAGTGGGCTTCAAACAAAATTGGCTACTACTATTCAAGGGCAACAACAGCTTGAAACCAAAACGAAACAACTACAGACTCTATTCGCAGCAACTGGAACAGATGTTGATCGTTTTGCAGATACATTGGGCGTTGGATTAGTCAAAGCGATTAAATCAGGTAATGCATCCATGAAGCAATTAGATACAGCCATCGAAAAGATTGGTAAAGCGTCTCTTGGTACAAGTATTGACATAGATAAACTTAAAGTAGCCCTGAAGTCTGCTGATGACGGTAACTCGCTAAAAAGTATTAAAAAAGAATTGTCAGAAGTAGCAAGCGAAGCTAAGAAAGCTGGAAATGAAGTAAACTCATTTGGCTCTGAGCTCACAAGTGTTATAGGGGGCTTAGCGGCTGGTGGTGGTATAGCTGGTGTTGTTTCGTCTGCACTTGATGTTTCGAGTTTAAATACTAAAATTGATATTTCCTTTGATGTTCCTGAAGAGTCTAAAGCATCAATTAAGGCAGCTTTATTGGATATTCAAGCATACGGAATTGATGGCGTGGAAGCATTAGAAGGATTACGCCGACAATGGGCATTAAACAAAGATACATCTGATGAAGCTAATGCATCACTTGTACAACAGGCAGCGGTAGTAGCATCTGCATATCAAGGCATTGACTTTATCGAGCTAATACAAGAGACAAACGAGTTTGCAGCTGCTCTTGGCATCACCAATGAAGAAGCCTTAGCAATGAGCAATGCATTATTAAAAGCAGGATTTCCACCAGAACAATTAGATACAATGGCTGAATATGGGCAGCAGATGAAGGAGACAGGCTTTTCAGCAAAAGAAATTCAAGCTATATTTCAAGCTGGTATCGACACGAAAACTTGGAACATTGACAATCTCAATGACGGTGTTAAAGAAGCTCGTATCCAAATGGCTACATTCGGACAGGAAGTCCCTGCTGCTGTCACTCCACTATTAGAGCAAGCTGGTATGGCAGAAGAAACATTTCAAAGTTGGGGAAAAGCTGTTGCTGAAGGTGGGGAACTAGGTTCTTTAGCCATGTCTCAAATGGTTACTTGGCTAGATAGCATTGAAGATAAAGCATTAAAGAATGAGATTGCCACTAAAGTTTTCGGCACAAAGTGGGAAGACCAAGGTCAGAATATAATTTCTGTTTTCCAAGGTATCGGTAGTGCAATGGATCTAACAGGCGAAAATGCTAACACACTAAATGAACAGATGAATCAAATCAATTCAGATCCAGCAGTACAGCTCAAGCAAGCAATAGCAGATATTACGATTGCTCTGACACCATTATTAACTAGCATCGCTGAGGTAGTTTCGAAAATTGCAGAGTGGGCATCTAATAATCCTACTTTGGCAGCTACTCTTACTGTAATTGCCACAGTTTTAGGCTTAGTGATGGCTGCTGTTTTAGCTCTAACACCGACAATATTAGCTATGACTGGAGCTACAGCTGGATTTGGTGTTGCACTAAACGCTGCAATATGGCCAGTTACTTTAGTCGTAGCTGCAATAGCTGCATTAATAGCAATAGGCGTGTTGTTATACAAGAACTGGGATGAGATTTCAGCTTTTTGTAAGACAGTTTTTAAGTCCATATCTGATACGATTAAGTCATATTTGGATGCGGCTAAGGAGATTGTCAGGAGCGTTCTGGACTATTTTAAAAATACGTTCAAGAATGTGCTGGACTTTCTCAAAGCCCTCGTCACTGGTGATTTCCAAGGGATGAAAGATGCAATTAAAAACCAAATGGAGAATGCAAAGAATCTAGTGTCCAATATATTAGAAGCTATAAAAGGCTTTTTCAAAAGCATTCTAGGGGATAGCTACGATACGGTAGTCGAAAAGTTTACAAATATCGTTTCATCTGTGAAAGAAAAGATGGATAATGTAAAATCGACTATTACAGATATCTGGAATAATGTGATGTCCTTTTTCAAGGGAATCAATCTTTTTGAAATTGGTAAGAACATTATTGAGGGGTTAGTAAACGGTATTAAGAACATGGCTACTAAAGCCGTAAATGCCGCTAAAGAAGTAGCATCAAGCGTGAGTGATGGAATCAAAAACTTTTTTGGTATCAGGTCTCCATCTCGTCTAATGATGGGTTTTGGCGAAAACATCAGTGAGGGGCTAGCAATCGGCATCGGCGACAGGATTAAGGAAGTAAGCGCTATGGCTTCGAAACTGTCAGAGGCAGTATCTATACATGCAAGAACAACTATTGATCCATTACAATTACGAAATAATGCTGCTCAATCGCAAGAAAATAGTGAATACGTAAGAAGTGGTGATATTATCATCCAAAACATGAATGTGCGAAACGATAATGATATTAAATTAATAGCTCAAGAACTTGAACGTTTACAACGTACAAGGGTAAGGGGGCAAGGATTTGCTTACTAATGGAGGCTTTATTCTAGGCGGTAAGACAGCAAATGAACTAGGAATCTTCATGGCACGAGAATCAGCACGCCCTATACTACCCGATACAGTGGACAGTATTGCTACAATAGCTGGTAGACATGGTGCTTTTGATTTTGGCGCAACATTATCCCCAAAACGGTTTGAACTTACATGTGCATGCAGTCAGACGAACTCAGTTACTCTACAGGGTGTATTGAGATCACTGGCTGCTTTTCTTTTGGATTCCAACGGTAGACCAAGGACGATGCAGCTTACATTAGATATTGATACAACTCGTACTTATTATGTTCGCTGGTCTGGTTCATTGCCTGTAGATCGAAACTCAGGAACAGCAACTTTCATACTTCCTCTTGTTGCTTATGATCCTTTTGCTTACGGCAGTGAGATCAGGAGTAATTTCGTTATTACAGGTACTAACACATATATGGTTAATAATATCGGTTCTATTGAAGCACACCCGATGATTGAAGTGACAGGTAGTTTCACAACTCTCTCCATAAAAGTAGGGAGCAGAACGCTAGTATATAACGAATCCAAATCATCAGCAGGAACGCTTGTTATTGACTGCAATAAGATGAGCGCAAAACTTGGGGCAACAAATAAGAACAACAAAGTTTCAGGTGATTGGCTGAAGCTTGCGACAGGCACTAATAATGTTGAAATTAATGGAACAGGGCTTAATTGCACTGTTTCTTTTTTTATTAAACCAAAGTATTTATAAAGGAAGTCATAGCAATGAGTAACAATTACATAGTCATATATAACCGTAAAGAGACGGATTTCACTCATTATGGTCTTGGAGTGATTCAAACAACGCTTGATTCAGGTGTTCGTATTTTTGAACGCTTGAACGCTGAATATACTTGCGAATTTACAGTTCCTTATACGGATGAGTGTGTTCAGTATTTAGTTGAGGATAATATTGTAAAGATCACAGGACAATTGTTTGTAATTCGTACAACTGATGATAGTCGTGATCAAGAGGGTAAGCTATTATGCAATGTTTTTGCTGAGCATATTAGCACTGAGTTGCTGACGGAGTATATACCTAACTTACAATACACAAATGCTACAGCAAATGCTATTTTGAGTGGAATCTTAGCTGAAACTAGATTCGAAGGTAATGCAACAGCAATTACAACGAATCATGACTTTTCTGTTGAGAGAAGAAGCGCAGCATGGGGATTAAACCACTTCATTGCTCTAACAAGTGGTGAAATGAAACGTGATAACTTTAATATCACTTTCCGACCCCAAATCGGGCAAGATATTGGGGTTCGAATAAGCTACCGCAAGAACTTGAAGAGTATTGTTCGTACTAAAGATAGCCGAAATGTAATAACTCGACTCTATGTATATGGCAAGGATGGAATAGCATTACCGAATCCAATCAATAGCCCAAACATTAATTTATACCCTCGTCCGAAATGTGGAGAGGTTACGTTTGAGGATATTGACGATTTGGCAGTATTACAGGTAAAAGGTGCTGCTTATCTCTCTACAGTAGATACACCAATGCTCTCATACGAAGCTGATGTAATCGAATTGAAGGATGCAGAAGGATATGATGAATCTGAAGCATTTAATATAGGAGATACCGTTTGGATTGATGATGAAGACTTAAGTATAAGTGTTAAGTCTAGAATTGTTGAATACGAACGATATCCAGATGATGCGAATCGGTCAAGAGTTGTTTTATCTAACTTTAAGCCAAGTATTATGGATACGTTAAGCAGGGTTAACGAAACTGTTCGGACTGTTGATCAAGTAACTACCACAAATGGACAGATTAATACGAGCTGGATTGAAGGCGAGATTAACACGAGTAAGAATCGACTAATTTCTTCAGGTTCGTATGCAAGTGCAACCGTGCTGGAAAACGAAGGTTATTTAAATGAAAATATCGATGAATCCAGTCCTACATATGGTGCTACGTATACAGGCGCAGGAATTAACGCATATGCATCGAAGAAAATTAACGGTGAATGGCAATGGAGTACCTTTGCCACTGGTCAAGGTGTAATTGCTGATTCTATAAAGGTTGGAACCATAGCAGCTGAGAGATTTGTAATTGGGGCGAATACGCAATATGAAACAGGATATAACCCAGCAAGGATTAAGGCTGAATTACAGGAACAAATTGATTCTATTGAAGGCGGTATAAATCAAGCTGTTATTGATGGCATCATAGACGAGGCTGAAGCTAAAGCAATTGCTACATACATCAATTCTCTAAATACTGAAATGTCCAAAATAAGTGCACAATTTAATGAAGTATATGGACACAATGATCTAACAGAGCAAGCTAAAGATGCTTTATTGAGTGCAAAGATTGATTATGATTTATATCAATATGAATTAGTGCAGACAATCAGCGATGTTATACAAGATGGCAAAGTGACACCTGAAGAAAAATTAGAAGTAGATTTCAAATTTTCAGACTATAGACACGTCCTAACTATCCTCTCTACTCGTTTTGAAGAAGCGAATAATGCGATTACAACGGCGAAAGCCAATGCAGCTCAATCTGCTGCTGAAGCTGTTGCGGTTGCTCAAGCACAATTAGCACGGACACAAGCAGAAGCTTATGCAGATGGTGTTGTAACTGCTGAGGAGCAAGCTCGTATTTCGCAAGCATCTGCGAATTTGAATGCTGCTAAAGCTGATGCAACGTCAAAAGCTAATGCTGCTGAATCAGCTGCAAAGAATGCTAGTGTATTAAAAGGGACAAAGTACAAGTCAGTCTATATTGATACAAATGGTTTCCACATTGATAATGCGGTAGGTGAAGTTGTTAGAATGGGTGAATATGCAGCAGGTAAATTTGGGGTTATTTCTTATCATGCTGATGGTTCGACAACCTCATTGTCGCCAACTGGTCTACTAAGAACCGTTAGCGGTGTTGAAAAGCCGTATCATTACCTCATGGCTGCAGGTTCTTCGGAGACAGGGAATCAGGGCAACTATTTTGATGGTGGTGGATCGGCTTATGCTAGTGGTATTTCCAATGGAGGTGGCATTCCAAACAAAACTATCACGCTTCCAGCAGATTTCAGAGGTAAGGATTTTACTGTTTCAGTATCGACTAAATCAGATTCATCATATGCTATGGCGCAAAAAGATGGTGATAGTTTCTACGTTCCATATGCTAGTCTTGGTGTGAATTTAGAAGTAGTTTCAATCAATAAAGCTAGCGGAACGTTTACTGTAAAAGGATATGGCTCATATATGACTGTTAACCCATCAAACTACGAAGTGGCGATGAAATATTATGCAGTACAATTTACATGGATTGCGGTGGTATAAATGAAGATTCAAATGAGAGGCGGTCTTTTTACTACAACAGACAGCTTCAGACCTAATCTAATAGCAGCTTTAGAACGAGGGAGTGATGGAGTTATTCTCAACACTGAAGATAACTCTTCATATAATCTGTTATTTGTTCTTGCCTATGAGGACGAGAATGGTGAAATGGTTGCTATAAGATAATACATACACATTACAAGAGAGCGTCTTAATTGATGCTCTCTTATTTTATTTATTGGTAGGTGATAAAAATGGATAGAGTAGATATTTGGGTTAAGACGATAATTGGCATAGCAGGCGGTGTGTTCTCATTCTTAACTGGATTGTTTGGGCTAATGTTCACAGTGCTAATTTTAATGATGTTCGTAGACTACATAACAGGAATTATGGGAGCGATCATTTCGAAAGAAGGATTGAGCAGCAAGAAGGGGTATAAAGGCATATTTAAGAAGGTATATACCATGCTCCTGATTGGTGCTGTAGGCGCTGTAGAGATATCAGTACTAAAGTCAAATGGAGTAATTGCTGATGGTGTTGCGACAGCGTTTATACTGGTTGAGCTTACTTCGATTTTGGAAAATGGCGGTAAAATGGGAGTCAAAATCCCAGCACAGTTACAAAAGATGATCAGCGCATTGAGAAATAAGGTCGGGGAGTAGTTTAACATTTATGCCATTCTCTAATCGGAGTGGCTTTTTCATGCCCATTTGTGGGTATACGATTACATAGAAAGTAGATGGCTCAATATGACTTATACATACAAACAAAATCACATTCCCAAATCAACACCTAATAACCGCCGACCTACTTTATATATGAGTGCTACCACAATCACTTTACACAACACTTCAAACCCATCTAGCACAGCCATAAATGAACGCACATGGCTCACCAGTCCATCGAATAACCGACAAGCATCTTATCATATTGTAGTCGATGAAAAAGAAGCAATTGAATGTATTCCACTTAATGAGAATGCTTGGCATTGTGGTGATGGATCAGGCAGTAAAAGCGGTAACAGAACTAGTATAGGTATTGAAATTTGTGAATCGGGAAACTATGCGAAGACATTAGATAATGCCGCTGAATTAGTAGCTAAGATGCTTAAAGAGCGAGGTTGGGGCGTAGAGAGGCTTCGCCGACATTGGGATTGGTCAAGGAAGATCTGCCCTAGGCTTATGTATGATGATGGCAAATGGACAGGATGGGTTGAGTTTAAGCAGATGGTTAGTAAAAAGATGGAGAGTGATGAATTCATGCTTAAAGCTGAAGATGTAAATAAGATAATTCCATTCTTGAGTGCTGCTTATGTGGCAACTGAGGACAAGGAAGCAAGGAAAGAGTTTAATCGATTGGCTAATGAGTTGAGGAAAGCAAGTGGTCAGAAAGAGCAGTAAATACATAATGATGATGTAGGCTCATGCTGAATTGCGTGGGCTTTTTTTATTGCATTAATAATTAACGAGGAGGAATTAAGTGGACAGTAAAACTATTAAACGGTTAAGGGATCTACCTGATCCATTGAACCCAAAAGACATTCAAAGCTTTTTAGGTCTAAGCAAAAACTCTACATATAACCTGTTGGATACAGGACTATTTCATAGTATTAAGGTTGGAAAATTATATAAAATTCCAAAGTCGAGTTTCGCTAAATGGTATCTCGGCGGCTAATTATGTTATAATCAGGTGGAGATTTGGTGTGACTCCACCTTTTTGTTATTCAAAGAGGAGGAATACAATGCCAGTATATAAAGATGAGTCTAAAAAGAAAAACAAGTATTGGTTTGAATTTGAAGCAGGCAAACAATCGGATGGATCAAGGAAGAAAATTCGCAAGAAAGGATTTTCATCTGATAAGGAAGCGGCAATTGCGATGACCAAGGCAATGAATGAGTATTATGAGGGAACGTATATCGAACCTTCAAGAGTAAAGTTCATTGACTATTTGATTGAGACTTGGCTTCCTGCAAAAAAGTCACTTAGTAAGCAAACAAGAGAGATGTATACTGGTTATATTAATCACCACGTAAAAACATCAGCTTGCGGCAACATTGAGATGGGGAAGTTAAACTCAATGCATATCCAAAAGTTTATTGCTGAACTAAGAGAAAAGGGACTTGCAGAAAATTCAGTAAAGAAAATGTATAGTATTATTAATACAGCGCTGAATAATGCCACTTTTCAATTGCGGATTATTAAAGAGAATCCAGCATCCTTCATAATTGACAAGCCTCAGAATACCAAAACAGAGATAGTAGTATGGGATGCAGAATCTTCAAGGAAATTCGTCAATGAAACAGAAGGAGTTAATCGCTACAGTTTTGCTGTCAAACTAGCTTTAGTGACAGGAATGCGACAAGGGGAATTATTAGGGCTGCGATGGAAAGATGTAGACTTTAGTAACAATACACTTCGGATAACTCAGACCTTAACACATGACGGAAAAACACTAAAAATTGGAGCAAAAACAACTAGTAGCGTTAGATCAATAGCAATTGATGAAGATACAAAACAATCACTGCTTAAACAATATAATCTTCAACAATTAGAAAAAAGAGATGCGCTTAGTAAGAGTAAGGCATATAAAAATTTTGATTTAGTTATTTGCACACAAAAAGGAACGCCATGTTCTCCAAGAAATCTGATGAGAGTATTTTACAGCCTATTGGATAGAATAGATGTTCCGAGAATTACGTTCCATAACTTAAGACACACGCATGCCACTTTATTATTGCTCGCTGGGGTACATCCTAAGATCGTATCAGAACGTCTCGGACATGCCTCAGTAAAGATTACTTTGGATCTTTATTCTCACTTGTTGCCTAATATGCAAGCCGAAGCTGCTGAGAAAATAGGAGACATTTTTGGGGGGCATTTTGGGGGGCGAAACACGTTAAAACAGGATAAATTAGTTGAGACTATTTGA